CGCGATCATACGCGATCATACGAACACATACGAAGTGTTGCGCGATCATACGAAGTGTTGCGTTGTGTTGCGTCGTGTTGCGTCGTCATACTTGCATTTGCGCGTTTCAGGTGATAACGTGTAGAATGTAAAATCCTAATCAAGCAGCGGAGACCTGTCGGCAGCAGTCGGCGGGCCTCTGCATTTTTGCACGAAAGGAGAATAGTGGATCGGCAGCAGCTCCTCTACTTTGATATCAAAACATCAGTAAAGGAGTATTCAAAATGCAAAGGTTAAAAGCCAAATTCAAAGCCAATCCTACCCTCTACTATGCTATGAGCATAGCGGCGACCTGGGCAAACGCGGGCTCGCTTCTGAACGGTGTTTCGACCGCGCAGAAGAACGGCATCATCCCGTTCCTGCTCTGGGCGCTCGGCAATACGCTTGCCTGTATCGTCTTCGGATTGTTGGCGCCGCGTATTCCGAAACTCCGTGACGTCTTCCGCTCGAAGGTGATGAAGATCGTTATGGGCATTATGTGTCCGTTCCAATGCTGGATTTCGATGAATGGTATTCAGACCGTTTTCGCGGACACGATCCTCGGACCGACCGCCGGCGTGATAATCGCCCTGGCGTTTGCGGTCTTTTTTATTTTCCTGCTCTGGAGATACGGAATGATCCGGAACGTACTGACCGATCATATGAGCTGGTCTGCGGTGTACGCGATCGTTTTCGCGCTCACGATCATCGCTCTTGCCTTCGGCGGTCGAAACCCGCTGCAATTCGGTGGGAGCGACGTCGGCGTCGGCGTGAAGAATTGCCTTCTGCTGATCCCCGGCGCGTTCCTCTATCCGTATTACTTTGAAATCCTCGACTATAACGACAAAAACGACGACGGCACGAAGAAGATCAACGCGCAGCGGGCATTTGTCCTCGGCGGTCTGCTGTTCGGCGCCTATCTGGTATTCATTTTCTTGGTGAGCTGGGCGCAGTTCAGCCCCGTCCTGAATATCATCAAGGCAGTTCTCGTGACGCTGGTTGCCGTATCGTCGCTGTCGTCCTTCCTCTATAGCATCTATCTGACCTTCGGACGCAAGCTCGGTCTGGCGCTGAATATCGCCACCGTCGGCGCGTGGCAGTTCCTGATCCCGCTCGGCGTGATGGGCGCGTGGACGCTGATGGCGTCGATCCGCATCTACATCGTCGCCGCCGCGATCCTCGCCGCGCTCATCTGGTACGCGATTTCCCACAGAAAGAAGGGGATCGCAAGATGAAAGTGACGAAAGTACCGCTTGCCAAGCTGAAGAAGCCGGAGCGCAACTGCCGGTTGCATACGGATAAGCAGCTCGCGGAGTTCAAGCGCTCCGTGGAAATGTTCGGGCAGATTCGTCCGATTGTCTGCGACGAGGCCTACGTCATCCTCGCCGGCAACGGTCTGTATGACACCCTTGTCGCTATGGGCCGCACGGACGCCGACTGCTACATCGTGACCGGCCTCTCCGAAAAGGAGAAGAAAAAGCTGATGCTCGCGGACAACCGCATCTTTGACCTGGGCGTTGACGATATGGACGCCTTCGACGCGCTGATCGCGGAGCTGGGCGACGATCTTGACGTACCGGGCTACGACGAGGAGCTTCTGCAAGCCCTCATTGCCGACTGCACGAAGGTCGACGATATTATGGCCGACTACGGCCTGATCGACGATGAGAAGAAGGTGCAGATGTCCGACGCCGCCGAGAACTACCGCAAAGACGAAGCGGCGCGGTCGACGGCTGCGACCGACAAGAATGTCGGTCACACCGAAGACGGTCAGCCGGTAGGGAAGTACGTGATCTGCCCGAAGTGCGGTGAAAAGGTATGGCTGTAAAGCGGCTGCAAGCAAGTATGAGCTGCGTCGACGCCGCGATCCACCGCATCCGCAACGTCTTCTCCAATGGCGTCAAGGTCTATATGAGTCTGTCCGGCGGCAAAGACTCCATCTGTATGGCCGATCTCGTCTATCAGATGATCCGGCGCGGCGAGGTCGACGCAAAGCAGCTCACCTGTGTATTCATCGACGAAGAAGCGATCTATGACTGTTCCATCGACGCGATGCTCTACTGGCGCAAGCGCTTCCTTATGGTCGGCGCGAAGTTCGACTGGTATTGCCTGCCGCTGAAACAGGTGACGTGCTTTAATCATTTGACGAATGACGAGAGCTGGATCACCTGGGAGCCGGGCAAGGAGAGCGTATGGGTACGGCAGCCGCCGTCCTTCGCCATTATGTCGAGCCCGTATCTGACCGCCGTCGGCGCGATGAATTATCAGACCTTCCTCCCGCGCGTCTCGCGGGACGGAATTATGCTCACCGGCGTCCGCGCAGCGGAGTCGCTGCAACGGCTGAAATATATGGCGGCAATGAACCTCGGGCGCCAGGGGATCACCGGCAAGAATATCATCTACCCGATCTACGATTGGAAAGACAACGACGTGTGGATGTATATCCGGGATCATCACCTGGATATCCCCGAGGCGTATATGTGGATATACCAGGCCGGCGAGAGCCGCCGCAGCCTGCGGATATCCAACTTCTTCGGAGCAGACAGTCTCCGCGGCTTGAAACATATCGCCGAGACCGACCCGGACCTCTGGGCGCGGATCGAGAAACGGGAGCCGAACGCATACCTGACGCTGCTCTACTGGGACACGGAATGGTACAAGCGCAGCTCCCGCACCCGCCGCCGTAACGAAGCCGATGACACCCGCGACTACAAAGAGCTGACGCGGCGAATGCTCTTTGACGAATACGACAAGCACTTCACCAACGCGACCACCCGCAAGGTCGCCGACGCATACAAGCGGTGCTACGCCAAGATCAACGGCGTCGCCCGCCCGCGCGACTATAAGCAGATGCACGACGCGCTGATCGCCGGGGATCCCAAACTCCGCACGCTGCGAGCTGTCTACCACAACGTCTATGAGGCGTACGCAGATTACGCCAAGCAGTTCAGAGTGGGAGGAGGTGAGCATCGTGCCTGATGCGGACCTGTTCTCGCCCCTCTCCACCTTGCATTGGGTAGAGCGCGACAAACTCCACGCCAATGACTACAACCCGAATAAGGTCAGCGAGGAGAATTTGAAGCTGCTGGAGCAGTCGATCCTCACGAACGGCTGGACACTGCCGATCGTAGCACGTCCGGACTATACGATCATAGACGGGTATCACCGCTGGACTGTCGCTGGTCGCGAACCTTTGAAGTCGAAGCTGAACGGAAAAGTTCCTGTTGTTTTCGTCGAACATCAAACGAAAGCAGAAGATATGTATGGAACGATCACACACAACCGCGCTCGCGGCACACACCTGCTGGAGCCGATGAAAGCGATCGTCAAGACGCTGCTGGACGAAGGGAAAACCGTCAAGGAGATCGGCAAGCAGTTGGGTATGCGGCCCGAAGAAATTTTCCGCTTGTCTGATTTTTCAAAGGATGATTTCATAGCGCTTATGGCGCAGGGCAACACTTACAGCAGAGCGGAGCTACTCACAGAGGTATAGCCACACCCCGCGCACTCAAAGATCACGGAGGTCACACAGCAATGCAGGAGAAAGAGCGTATTCCGGTTTTCGCCGACATAGTGAATGGAAAGACGGTATGCCTGTGCCACCGTGACGCCAAGGGCTGCTCCAAAAAATGCGAGAAAGATTTCGTTGAAAGAGATCGCTTCGAAGCTTGGGAACGCACTATGCAGCGGGATATTTACGGAAAATCGAGGGTTTGAGCCGAAAAAGGTACTGTGACGGGTACCCCCAGAGGACTGCGGGTTCGGCGACCCCAATTTTCAAAAACTGACCAAGCGAATTTTCGCCTGTTTCAGTACACCTCCAGAAAGCGCCATAGGACCAGAATTGCCCGGTTTTGGTTCTATGGCCTTTCGCCTTAACATCGAAAATATCAACAGAAATTTTACTACTTTGTTTATTTCTTTTGTTTCAAATAGGAGGAAGAAATGGCCGAGAAAATCACCAAGGAAACGACGGTAAGCCTGTCGGAGCTGGCTGTGGTCCTCGGTATCACCTCCAAGCAGGTCCGCAACCTGGCAGAGGACGGGATCATCGTCGTCAACGCGAAGAACACCTACCCGCTGGCACGAAACGTCCAGGCATATCTTGACTTCCGCAATAACAAGATGCCGAGCGAGGCAGACATCCAATTTGAGAAAGCACGGCGCGGCGCGGAGCTGAAGCTGAAAGCGGCCAAGGCAGACCGCGCGAAGCTCGAAGCCGATGAACTCAAAGGTACGATGCACCGCGCGGAGGACGTCAAGACGATCACCGAGAACATCTTGTACTCCGTCCGCAACGGTCTAACGGCGATGCCGGGACGCCTCGCAGTCGACGTCGTTCAATGCTCGACCGCTGCCGAGGCCTACGAGGTCATCAAGAAAGAGGTCCACGCACTGATGAAGGAGTTCGCCGCGTATCGATACGACCCGGAGCTGTATGCGGAGGAAGTGCGGAAGCGGATGGAGTGGGCAGCGGAAGGACTTGTTGACGATGAGTAACAACAAGGAACACCGCATACCCCGAAAGACGACCTCATTCTTCGAGCGTCTGATGTCGGACGTCTTCACGCCACCCGACGATCTGACCGTCAGCCAATGGGCGTCGAAGTACCGCGTACTGTCCTCCGAGGCGTCCGCAGAAAGCGGTCGCTGGCGTAATTCACGCACGCCGTACCTCCGGGAGATTATGGACGCCTTCACCGATCCGAACGTCCGGCACCTCGTTATGGTCGCTGCGTCGCAGGTCGGCAAGACAGAGTGCGAGCTGAACATCATCGGCTACATCGTCGACCAGGACCCCGGCTCGATCCTCTACGTTCACCCGACGGAGACAGACGCCAAGGAGTTTTCGCGCCTACGCATCGATCCGATGTTCCGCGACTCTCCGACGCTGCGGAAGAAGATCGTGCAGACAGCGAAGCGCGTCGCGGCGAACACCGTCAAGCAGAAGACCTATCCCGGTGGAATCCTCACACTCTGTGGATCCACGGAAGCGCACTCGCTCGCTTCGAAGCCGATCCGCTACGTGATCGGCGACGAACGCGACCGCTGGGCTGTGAGCGCCGGCAAAGAGGGCGATCCGTGGCGTCTGGCCATGGCTCGTCAGAAAACCTTTTACAATGCGAAAGCCGTCGAGGTCTCCACCCCGACGATCAAAAACCACAGCGCGATCGCGGACGCCTACGTCACCGGAACGATGGAACGGTGGGTGAGCCAATGCCCGCACTGCGGCGAATATCACGAGATCCGCTTCAAGGATATCCGTTTCGAGTACGATGTTTCCACCGTGCGCGAGGCGAAAACGTACAAGGTCAAGGAAATCTACTACGTCTGTCCCGGCTGCGGCGCTGTTTCCGATGAAATCACGATGAAGCAGCAGCCGGCAAAATGGAAAGCCGAAAACCCCGGCGCGTACAAAACCAACCGCTGCCGGTCGTTCTGGCTCAACGCCTTTGTCTCTGCGTGGGCGTCCTGGGCTGACATCATCCAGGACTTTCTCACCGCCGGAAACGACAGCGAAAAGCTGAAGACCGTATTCAATACGGCTTTCGGTGAGCTGTGGGAAGACCGCGGCGACCTCGAAGATGAGGACAAAATGCTCGCACGGCGCGAGGAATACGGCGCCGAGCTGCCGGATGGCGTGCTGGTGCTGACCTGCGGCATCGATACGCAGGACAACCGCCTCGAATACGAGGTGGTCGGTCACGGGCATTTCGGCGAAACGTGGGGCATCCAGAAGGGCGTCATTATGGGGCGACCGGATGATGACCAGGTATGGGAGCAGCTCGATGACGTTCTGACGCACCGCTACACCTACGCGGACGGCGTCGGGATCAAGATCAGTATGGCATTCATCGACGAGGGCGGCCACTTCACGCAGGAAGTCCGGCAGCGGGCACAGGCGCGGCAGCGTTTGCGGTTGTTCTGCATCAAGGGCGTCGCCGGTGAGGATCGCCCCTACACCGCGCCGCCGAAGAAGATGACGATCGTCGTGAACAAGCGCGTGATCGGCTACTGCTGGCAGTACCAGCTCGGCGTTGACGCCGGAAAGCAGATCATAATGGACAATCTGCACGTCCAGGAGCCGGGAACGAAGTACTGTCATTTTCCAAAGCGCGACGATTACGGTCCGCAGTACTTCCGCGGCTTGCTCTCCGAGCATCTGGTCTACAACGAGAAGAAAAAGAAGCCGTGGAGCTGGGAGAAGATACCCGGTCACGAGCGAAACGAGCCGCTGGACTGCCGAAACTACGCGCTCGCCGCGTTCAAGGTGCTGCCTGTCGATCTGGATCAGGTCGACCGTCGGCTCAAAGCAGCGCAGGGAAAAGCGCCCGCAGCGACGGCTCCGGCGCCTGTGAAACGCCCGCCAAAGCAGCGGGTGCCACGAAATACCGACGAATGGTGAGGT